TACCGATACAGGAATTTTATTGATGTTGGTTGTGCCTTCTTCATGGATGCCCCAGCCGCCTGCATTTTTACGCCACACTTGCCATTTGCCAGGCTCAACAATCCTAATTTGGCGAAGATGCTCAGTGCCAAACTGGCCTTTAGGCTCGCAGGCAATTTCGTTAAATCTTACCTGATCAATTGGTGATGTAGGGCCAGCATCAGACTGTCGCCATCCAAGAATTTGTTGAGCGTCATAATGCGCGAAATAGGGCATCAACCCACGTTCACGCTCTTCTCTAAGGTTTGCGGCTGGTTCTACATTTGGCATATCAGCCAAAATTACTGAATGTCCATACAGCAAAGAACTGATCAGCACCTTTTGAGCGAATGCCCTAAGGCTTGTCCCTCTACCGTCAACGCTGCAGCAAAACTCATCCCAAAACGGATCCAGCTCTGCGCCTTCAACCTCTTGATAATCGTTAGGCAATACTTGAATGCCTTTCCTAAGTATTAACCCTGCTGCTTGATCAGCGATACGGGTCGTAAACGGGCTAAGAGTTGCTTTGCTAATGCGACGGTTCCAGGCATCGTCTGTTTCTGCTGGCTCCTGAGGCAATAAATACTTAGCGCCAAGTCTTAAACCTTGAGTCCCACGAGTGCAAATATCAATCGGCGCCCAATCAGCTGACATGTCCAATACAGGGCCACTGACCCAGCTTGGATCCATCCCAGGCTGCACCTGTTTTTGGAACGGCTCATCGTATTGAAGATAAGGGTCTTGCCGACCCATTAACCCAGATGGATAAAAGCCATCAACACCAGGAGCGCTATTAGTCACACGTCTAAACCGTCCGATGCTTCATTCTATTGTTTTAATCACTTCTTCTTTTTAGGCTTCTTTTTTGCTGTTCGTGCTGCATCTTTAAATGCCTGTTCTGTTGGTGCGCCTTTGCTGCCTGGCTTGCGAGGCTTCCCACCACGTTTTTTCTTGGCGTTGATGTTGGCGTATAAACCGCGTTTTGCTGCCATTACCAAAAATTAGACTCACTTACATTCTGGCGAGTGGCCAAGGTTGTTTACCTAAAATCAGTTATCTGCACTTTTCCGGTGATGATCGATAAAGAAGGCAAGAGGTTAGCCGAAGAGTTTCGCGTTGCACTGCTTTGCGATCAGATCGAACGGTTAGAGCATTTAGAAGAAGCGAAGCATGTAGCGAAGGAATTAGTGCGGCTCAACTGGCAAATGAAAACTACAGTTGACGGGATGGTCGAACGGGGCTGGTTAGAACAGGGTTTGTAATGCCTGCTTAGGCGTAAGTAAGTAAATCAAGCTGAGTTGCACGCGACCCAAGACAACCCGATCCCCATTGCTGACCCATTGCTTTGGCCACACCTTCAAACGTCCTGCTGCGTTCTTTCCAGCGATCAGGCCCAGGTGCCATTAAATGAATCCTGGCCTTCCTTCCATCTACGCAATTTGATGGTTTTAACTTCGGCAAGTTGTGCAGCCAAAGGCACGTTGCTTTTACTTCTCCATGTCCGTGTTCCCAAGGTTGGATGATCTGATCTGGTGACCTGATCGCAGAACTGATCACGCTGATTGGGTTTTCAATTGCCCAGCGGTCAATTGGTGCAGCCATTAACAACCGCACAAAGTCCAACGCTTCAGCCTGCCTGCCGTCTGCAATTTTTTCTGGAAAATACCTGCTGCCACTTACGGCAAGGTGAGTGCATGGCGGGTGAGCGATCATCAGATCCCAGCCAGCGTTGAGTACGTCTTCGACTGGCCCTTGGTAATGCGGACCATCCACCTCAGTTGGCAACAGATCGCAGCTTATTGCATCGTGGCCATAAGAGCGAAAGGCATCCCTGACTCTGCCTGAGTATTCACAGGCAACCAAAACTTTCATTTTTTTATGATATGCCTGGTTAGGCGTAACAGCAATGCCTAAACCATTGATGCTTGGTAGTTGTGCAACGGGTAAGCCTTCGTCTTGAACTGGGAAAGGCTTTTGGCAGTGTCTTGGTAAGTAGGGTTGAATTTCCAATGCGGTTGAGATGCACCTGTTAAATGATCTTCAATATTTGTTCGGTTTTGCTTTATTCCTAGACCTATTCCTTCTTTCTGAAAAACTCTGGTCTCATAGCACCGGCCTGTAGCGCCTAAAAATCGCAAGCATTTATGCTCGCTTCGCTTGTCACATAAACGATCATGTAAATCACCTGATTCACCTACATAATGAGGTTTTTCTATGTCGCCAAATGGGTCGACAATCCAATAAAGCCCTGGGCCAGACAGATCTCCTCCTTTAAGGCTGGTAACTGTCCATTCGCGAGGGTGCGGAATGTTGTGTCTTAAACAGGCGCGTTCAACGTCTGTTTTAAATACTTCAGCTCGTAGGTCTTTCATCTCTTCACGTAATTCAGCAACCTCTTGCTTTGCTTCACTAGCTGTGCTTTCAGCTTTCACCGCTATGCCTTGAGCGGTGTAGGCATCGGCCCCGACTACTTGCATTAACTGCACCATTAATCTGTTGTATTCGTTGTTACCGGCTAAATGATTGACAGCCATTGATGCATTAGGCTGCACCGCTGCTACTTTTGCAACTTTTACAGTTGTTCCCACAGTTAAATCACGAGTCGCTTTAGCTTCTGCTGTTCTCCCGTGCATTAGGTAACTGAGCTGTAACGGCAAATTAATAAGCGTATATCGAGCGGTTGGGCGCCAATCAGGTCGCTGGCTTTTGATTAATGCATTGATACCTGTCTTTGCCCCATAACCACCACAGCTAATCGCGTAGCCATCCTTCACAAGAAAGGACTTTGAAACTTTCGCCTCATTAGTGCCAGGGATGGCCAGCATCCGCTGAATGGCATCTGGGGGCATCCCGTATTTAACACGCGATGCGTTTATAAGCTCCATGTTGTCTTGAATATCGCCAGGGCTCACGCCTTTTGCTCTTGCTACCTCAGTAGCAATTGCCCACGTCTCGCCTTCAATAAGCACAGTGGGATAACGGACAGTCTCTGCCCACTTAATCGCGTCTTCACTGAAATCCCCCAGCAAGCCTTGCTCAGCTAGCGCTGTTTTAAGAATTTGTTGGTTATCTGGGTGATTTTGGGCGAAGCTGAGCATTCCTGTTACGCAGGCGTTACCAAATATATTAATGCGTTTTGTACTCTCTACCAAACCTGGCCAACCTTGCTCTTTGCTCTGCCCACCTTCCATGGTTTGACCTGATTCATGGCACTCAAGATCAGATAGCCGCAGCCATCAATCCAGTGCTCTAGCCCTGGCGCCTTATCAACAATGAAATCATCCGCGCCTTCCTTATAAGTCACAGACCGGAAGCCTTTGATCGTGTTCTTAGCTCTTGGATGAACAAACATCCGCACTTCACCAACCGCATTCTTGATTAACCAGTTTGTTGCGTTAAGTCTGTCTTTAATGGCCCATGGTGCATTTGGTGCAACAACCTTGATGCCATATTTGCGGATGATGCCGTGGTCAGTGGCGCCTGCCGCTGATGTCTTGCGAGCCTTGCCTGTTGGGTCAGGGTAAGCGACGATTTCACGATCAGGAAACCGCTCACGCAGCATCAAGCACACCTCATCTGTATTGCTGTTCTTCACTGCGATCTCATCCCAAATATGCAGCGTGTCGCCTACTTTCGAGCACAGCACCCCAGCCATAATCCCGACGTTGAAGTCAAGGCCGACCAGAATCGGGCCGCCCATATCTTTAACGGTGTCGTCGATGTTTTCGTCGCTGAACTCTGGAAAGACAAGACCAGAGAATGATTGGAAAGATGCCTCGAACTCTTGCCTAAATGTCCGTTCGTCTAGCGTTCGCCTAGCCAGCTCAACTTCTTCTGGCGGGACATTGCCGCCTTCAATGGTGTTGTAGCTAAAGGTCTGCCAACCGGGTTCATGTTCTGCCTGTTCGTACCATTCATGAAAATGGTTAAAGCCTGCAGGCGTAGAGATAAAAAAGGCTGAGCCGCGTTGATCAGCTAACGCTGGGCAGATAACCATTTCCCAGCAATCAGCAGGGATGTAAGCGGCCTCATCAAGAATGACGTTGCTAAGGCTGTTACCTCTAAGGCTGTCGTATCTGTCGCCGCCTTTTAGCTCGATGCGTGAACCGTTAATCAGCTCAATGCTGAGATCGACTTCGTTCTTGTCTGCAAATAGCTCAGGCGGCACCATTGCCTTTAGTTGTCGCCATGCAATGGACTTGGCTGCTCTGTAGGTAGGGGCTAGATACCAGTTCAGGGAGCCTGCTTTCTGTGCTGCCCATACGATCAGCTGAACAAGAGATAGGTGCGTTTTACCGAAACGCCTTCCTGCTGCCAGCATTCTGAATCGGGCTGGGTCATCAAAAACCTCAGCCTGAGGAATTGTGAGGCCACTGATTAACCCGTTGGCAAATGGAAGCAGATCAGTGTCTAACGTCGTTTCTTTGATCGGTTCAAGTATTGAACCGCCTGGGCAGTTACTCAGCAATGTCATCGATTAACCAGCAAAGGTAGGCTTTGGCTTTTTGAAGGTCAGATTCTGCAGACTGCTTGTTTTGGTATCTCCAGCAATATTTGATTACGTTGCCAGCGCAGAAGCCGCGAAAGCCTTCAGTACCCAGGGCTGATCGCAATGCGTCAATACATTCGATGTCGCCTTGCTTGTAATGGTCGCTCATCCGTCGCTGATGTCTTGATTACGGGCGTGAAACGCTGCAGCGGCTTTTCTATCGATTACTGCTTCCAGTTGGTTAATTTTGGTTTGAGTTAAGTGGTGGCTGCTAGCGAAGGCAAATTGCACAAATCCATCTTTGATTACGGTGACTTTATAGGTGCCGTCCTCAAGCATCTCGATATTGCTTTTCATTTCTGGTTGTGCCCGTATTTAATTGCTAGTCCGGTAAAGGTGCCGCGTAATGGGTGATCAGGGTTGTCTCTGTCGTCTAAGACATAAAGGTGTTGTAAGTATTTGACACGATTTCGCATTGCCTCTTGGTCTTGTGCGCCTGGCTTATTCGGGATCATTGGGTCAGGGATTTTCATTTGGTGTTGTTAGCTCATAATCTGTGCGATTTTGGCTGCTGAGTTGATGCAACCCAGCGCAATATGACCTTGACCGTTTTTTCGTGAATCCTTTTGGAGACTGGCTAATTGAGACAGTAACTCTGCAGTAAACGTGCGGCGGTCGATTTCCCAGTCTTCCCTTAACAGCTCACGCGCTCTTTTGATGTATTCATCAGTAGTGCGGTCTACAACCCCCCACTCTTTGCACCCGTATTGAATGATTTCAGAACGTACAGCACCGTTGGAAAGCATCCGTGCAACACGATTTACGCGAATGTCACCTTCTGCTTTGGTGGGTTTTATTCCGCGACCTTTACCGACCCCTGGCTTTTTCTTTGCTGGCATCAGACTTCTAACTCCTCTTGAAAGTGGTTAGCTGATGGTTCACAGATGGCAGTGTTACCTGTGAAATCCTCCCAGCGTTTAACGATGACATCGCAGTAAGCGGGGTCTAGCTCCATGAGGCGTGCTTGGCGATTCTGACGTTCACAGGCAATGAGGGTGGAACCTGAGCCGCCATAGAGGTCAACAACTAAATCATTGGTACTGCCCCAACGCTCAAAGAACCACTCAGCCAAAGCGACTGGCTTCTGAGTTGGGTGTACGCGGGTCTCATCACCCCTAGCGGTGTAATTGGTGGTCACGAGGACACGAGCCAGCTCACGCTTGTGCTTGGTCTTTGACCAGCAAGTTTCAAAGCTGGAACCAAATTTGCCATCAAGCATTCCATGGCGTTCTTCGTCACTGTATTTATCCCAAATGATCCAGCTGCCTAAGTCTGGATAATTTCGTCGCAAAGTCTCAACGTAGTAATCAGCACCGAAGAGAAATATTTCCTTGCAATAGCTGAATGTAGAGAGCAGGAAGCCTGCATCAAATTGCTCGTTGTCAGCAATGACTGCTTTATAGGAATTGCCATCAGGCATTTTTGAGAAGTCGGTATCTAGGTCCATCCCATAAGGCGGGTCGGTGAAGACCATGTCAGCCTTCTTGCCATCCATCAGACGTTCAACGTGCTGCGGGTTGGTGCTGTCACCGCAGAGCAGGCGGTGGTTGCCAAGGATCCAAAGGTCGCCTGGTTTGGTGGTGGGGTCTTCTGGGGGTTCTGGTACGTCGTCAGGATCGGTGTTGCCTTCAGCGGGGTCGAGCTTGTCGACGCTGAGGAGTTCGTCGAGGTCTTCTTGTGTGAACCAGTCGGAGATGTCGTGCTCTTCGCTGAGCTGATGAAGCATCTCTTGATCCCATTCGGAAAGATCAGCGGTGCGGTTATCGGCTAGGGCTAGTCCTACTTTTTGATCTTCGGATAAGCCGGTGCGTTTAACAGCGATTATTTCATCGCCATCAGTTTCGATGATACGAACGTTTTTGATACCTGCGGCTTTAGCGCCTTCGATGGTGCCGTTACCGGCAAGGATGCGGTTTTCTTCATCGATAACGATGGAACGCGCTGCACCGTATTTCTGAAGGCTGTCTTTTATTAGCTGAGAAGATCTGTCAGTACGCCTTCTAGCGTTTTTGTGATCACTTACTAGAGAGGTGATTGAGGTCACAAAAGAAGCAGATTTGTTAAATGCATTTTAAGGGTAACGCTTGCGTACAGACAATATGTGGTGTACTCTTCAGGAGTCAGCGATGCACCGCGTCGGGACACCTAAATTTCACAACTGAATATGACCTGCTTTCTTGCTTGGGGGGCAGCGTTGCTGGCCCTTCCTGTGATCGTGCTGTTGTACGTCACCGCTTCGCCTCAGCAACACGCAAAACGCCTCAGAGCTACCGGCCACACTTACAAATCGATCGCTACACGCCTCAAGGTTTCAGCCACTACAGCCCGAAAATACGCCCTTGCTTAGCCAATAGATGAGACATTGCCCTGCCTTCTCGGGGGTCAGGGCTCACCGCTGATGTCTCGGGCAGCGGTAGGAAACCTTCTTTAAAAGAGGGCTCTAGAAGCGTAGCGAGACGGGCGAGGGGTTGGGGCATTGCATTACGCCTGCGTAGGGTGTACTCTTTACCCAAGCTCAAGAAACGGGCCGAAACCACCACTTCAAAACCATGACCACACACATCGGCTTTCACACTTGGTTCATTACCGCCAACGACAAAACAGGCGAAATGCAATGGCAGCAGCAAGCCGTTAGCAGCACTGAGCTAGTTGACCTTATTGATGAGGCTTGCGAAGAAGGCTTAATTCCATCTATTGAGCTTTGCTAAATGAGATGCCCTAACTGCAAAAGCTCGCTTTTACGAGTTACCAGCTCTCGCCATACAAACCACAACAGCGTTACTAGGTACAGGAAATGTAAAACCTGTAATCACGGCTGGTCAACTATTGAAATCGTTGTGCCTGAAAAGTTCTGTTGTTTTATTGCTGACCCATGCGACGACAAGAACCACTGGCACATGCATCCTGTCGCCTTAAGAAAGCTTCAGAGCATTCTTCCTCAATAGCAGTAATTTTAAACAACCCTCACAAAGCCAATGCCTGACATCCCGAACACACCTGCCGAGCTGTTCAAGCTCAACGACGAACCACCGGAAATCAACCCCTATGAGTCAGATGCAGTCAGAGCAGCGCTAGACGCTTTGCACCCTGACAACGGCGGTACGCCAGCTGATGTCCAAGCCATGGCTGAACACTGCATTGATTGCCTGCGTCTTGCATACGAACAAGCTCTTGATATTGAGGACGTTGACCCAGATTTTGCGTGTTACGCCGTTGAAATGATCAACAACCTGCTTGGCGCTGAGGCTTTGGTCGAGCGCTCACATTTTATTGACGGATCATCCGCCTACCGAGACGAAACATGACTTTTAAGCATTTTGCCTTTCTTGCCATCATTGCCAGCTGCATTGCAGTCAATACCTGGGGGCCAACTAGCGCCTACCAAGCACCGCAAGACCGCACCCGAGCTAATTACGGCGTTTCTTTTTAGATCATGGGCGGACATATCTCGACAGAAGAGCGCGTTTTCGCTCGCATTGCTTGGGCAAAAGAACAGGCGGCAATTGCTTTTGCCGCTGGTAGCTCCAAAGGTCTTACCGCTTTAGCGCTTGGTTTTTACGAAGTGCTGGAAAAGAAATCAACCCGTAAACACT